AATGCATCAGATACAAAAAATGTGAGTGTCACTATTGCAAATAAGTTTTTCATTTTTAACTCCTTTTAAAAATAAACTGTTCCGATTATATACCCACATATAAAGAATGCACATGCCCAATATGGTTCATCCTTACAAAACTCTATTACACTTTGAATGTAGTCTCTCATTGTGGTGCAACTGCAAACAATGAAATACAAAAGAGTGCAACTAGACAAGTAAGTTCTAGACTATCTCGTAATTTTGTTTTTTGTTCCTGTGACATGTTTTTACACACCCACAGACAATCACTCTCTAAAGAGTAGAAAAATACATGATGCTTAACGGCATCAATAATGGAAAAGTTAACAGTAAGATAAATTCTGCAACATCATAGATTCTTCGGACAACCTTGGTTTCTAATAGGTTTTTAAATTCACTGACTACACTCTTCGCAACACCTAAAATTGCTGTGGACATAGTTCCTCGTTATATAAGTAAATTAAATAATACAATATAATTAAAAATTATACGCAGGTATATAGGTAATTTTTTTTCCTAACGAAACAATTAGTGAAACTTTTTTTTATCTTTTGGTGGGATTGCAAATTTGAACTCTTCTTCCTCAGTGAGTGGGAACTCTCTTTCTAGAAACTCTTCAAATTCTATTGGGTCTTGTTCATGCAATTGACTCACAACACTTTTAATTTTTGCATCAATAGTTTCTTTGAAGTCTCTACCTATTTGGTCAGGTGAAGTTTTTGCAAGAGGAATAGATTTATTTTCCAACATAGTCAACCATTGTGTTGATGCACCATCATAGAGATTTATAAATTGTTCATTCAATCTATTTCTATGAATAACAATATCCCAAGGTATCATTATGTTTGGGTCACTTGATAGAGGTGCATAAGGATAGAAAGTTGCAAGTGTTGTATTCACTGAGACCTGAACTGTTAGATGACATATCATAGGAAGATATACCTCTAGTCCCTCATCACCCACTTCTCTTGTCATACCAACTATCTCTTGACCTGTAGTCAGTTTAATAACTTCGTATTTGTTCGGAACCAAGTCCTTTGGTGTTGTCATTTTAGATTAATTTCTATTATTTCGTATGGAAAATTTTCCTCGTTATAAGTATTTATTCTTTCTTTCAGGTGGTTAAGTGTGTAATTTTCACACTGTAAATCATCTGCAATATCAAATAATCTCATCTTTTCCTTTCCTTCTGTTTTACGAAGACCTCTACCGATTGATTGTAGATTTCGTATTCTAGATTTAGAAGGACTTGCAAAAACAATATTGTCTATCCTCTTTATGTTTATACCTGTAGAGAATGTTCCGTATGATGCAAGTATCACATTATCATTTGATTTCTCTACAAGTTCTCTGACCTTTTCTCTATCCTCTGTATCTGTTCCACCATAAACATAGTGTAAGTCTTTCACTCTTCCATCTAACATAGGATATAATACTTCTCCATGTTTTTCTACATACTGGAATAAAACAAGTGTATTACCTTTTAGATTTGATACAAGATTTGTTATAAATTGGTTTCTACTATCATTCGTGACAAGATATTCCATCTCTTCTTGATAGGTTAGTTTCTTCTGTTTAGTATGACGAAGTATGACACATTGTATATCAATATTTGCAATAGTTCCTGCATCCATGAGTTGTTTAGAAGATATAACTTTCTTTACTGGGCCGAACATACCTTCTAATTGAAGTCTATGACATTCAGAACCATCAAGTGTTCCTGTAGTTCCAAATCTTATTGAAGTGGTTTTCATCTTCTCCAATATACCTTTGAGTGTAGTTGCTTTAAATAAATGTGCTTCATCACCTACAACCATATCAAATGATTGTATTACTTCCTTAGGTGCTTTACTAAAACTCTGCCAAGTTGTAATCGTGACATCTGCAGGGAACACAGGTTGACCACTATAAATTTTACAAATCTTTTTATCATATCCATAATCCTCAAAGTCTTTTGACATCTGTTCCACCAATGAAGTCGTAGGAACTATAATGACTGTTTTCTTATTGTAATATCTTGTAAGTAGATAAATGATTAATGATTTACCACTTGCAGTTGGTGAAAGTAAAAGTTGTCTTCCATATTTGATTGCAGTATTGAATGCATCTATCTGATAATCTCTAGGTTCAAAAGGTAATTTTAAATCATGCAACCAAGGTTCTAGAGTTTGCACTCCTAAGTGGTCTGTATTCTTTTTACCAATAACATCTTCAATACCTTCAAACTCATATCCTCTTTCTCTGCAGAACTCATCTACATAAGGAAGTAAACCGATATACACTTTGTTTGTTTTGATTGAGAATAATCTGACCTTACCATCCCAAAATCTATTCTTGACCGAAGGCATGAACTTTGCATTTGGAACTGTAAAAGAAAAAAAGTCGTAGAGGTCTCTTGCAAGTCCATCGTCACAATGAACTTTCATGAAGACATCGTCAACCTTAGAAACTGAAACTTTCATTAGATATAATTTTCACCACATGCCCATCCTACTAAAGACCTTCTTTCACCTCTTGTAATTTTTTGAACTTGGTGGTGAACAAAAGATGGGAACACCAATAATGAACCTTGTTCTTTTCCTGAGAATGGAACAGTGTGGATTGCATCAGTAATATCAATATTACCTATATGGTGTTGTGGTAATCTGTCAAAAACTGTAGTAGGATTTATGTATTGAAAATCTCCACCTTCGTAATCTTCAGGATTGGATAATTGAATTACCCATGAGGTTTTTCTTTGCAACCATTGACCATTCTCATTATAGAGTTCAGGTGATGCATCGGTGTGCCAAGTATAAAAACCATCGGAACTATCTCCGTTATATTTGTAAACTGTATATTGAATTGCTTGTTGATAAAATATATCCCATGTCCATCCACACTCTTCATGAGCTCTCATGATACCTGCATGTAATTTATCTTGAAACTCTTTAGGAAATTCGTGTGGTAATATCCATTTTACTTGAGAACTTCTAATCTCGTTTTCAATCTTACCATCTGCATCATCACCAGTCGGAGCTCCAACTTTTGCATCCATTAATTCATGGTTATTTGCACATGCGGATATTTGTGCAAGGTCGTCAGGTGAAAAGTATTGTGGTTGTATATGAATATAGTTTCTTAATATCATTATGAACCTGCCATGAACTTTCTCCAATCAATTGTATTCCTGATTGTTTGATGTCTCCATGTGATATTTTCCATACATCTTTTTAGAAATGCATCTACTTCTTTATAATACTCAACCTGTGCATTCATTTTTTGTAATTCTTCATCTGCATTAAAGAATATATGTAAATCGTTTTTTAGAACTTTTAGACCATCAAGAGGTGCAAGATTCCATCCTTTCTCTCTGATTGTTTCATCATCCATTTTACCATTGAAATACATCCACTTATCTTTAAGTGCAATTTGATATTTAAGATTGAGTTGTTTTAAACGAAGGGAATTATCAGTAAGAAGTTCTGAGTATTTTGCATGAAGTTTTGGGACTTCTAGGGAAGATTTATCTAGTTCAATGTCATCAATCTGACAATCGGTCTTCCACATATCTTTGATTTCATCTAAAGTCATAATATACTATTATACCACTAATATGGGTATTTATGAAGTGGTTTTTATTTCGTAATATGTAAATCTAAACTGAACCTGACATGTCACTGGTTCATTATCTGCACCTGATTCTAGTTCTAACGCACCTAGTGCGATAGGGAAACAATCTTTGAATCTAAAATATCTATTTGCAAGGTTTTTGTTAGTGTTTATTACAAGTGTAATATCTGAATATTGATTTAGTGCATTTTCAACTGTAGATAGTTGACCTTGTTCTGTTGTTATTGTGTTTGTAAAGTTTTTATAATCCTCAGGATTATGCACTGGAACAATAGAGTCCATCCAGTCATACACTTCTTTGAAGTTTTCTAAATCTTCATCAACTAAGAATGTGACATCTAGTGTATCAAATGCAACCTTGTCGCCAGGGAAAAATGCATCCAGTCCTATACCTGCAGGTTGAGCAACTTCGGAAAATTGCAAGCCTGGGATGTTGACTGTTTTTACATAGTATTCAACTGTTGGAATCTTATCAATAAGAAGTCTAAAATTATTCTTATTGAGTATTGATTTATTAATTGTTGTCAAGTTTTATAATCCTTTTTGATGTAGTAGTGTCTTGATAATCCTCACCACGATACTCTCTCTGAACTATCTCTTCACAAAGATATCCATCTTTAATGTATCGTGTAGAAATAGTTCTACTAATAACATCTGTTGTTTCTAAACCATTTGGGAATGCACTTCTCTCCCAAGGGCCTTCTAACACTTTCACTGTTTTTGCATACTCTGACATTTTGTTTCCTCTAAATGGGGGTGAATAATTTCACCCCACATTACTATTTAGTTATTTTTCGTTTACAAATTCATTTAATTGTCTTGCAACTGAAATAACTTCTTCTGTTGTCACACTTTGATTCCCATAGGTTCTTCTATCATTTGGGAAGTTATTATTGTGTTCAACAATAGCTTCATTGGAACGATAGATGTTTCCCTCTAGTAATCCTTGTGCTTGATTGAGCAAGTCTGCTCTGATTTGATAACCACTTACTGGTGGTTTATTAGTAATGCCATCTTTCATAATTTTCTCCTGTGTGTGTGTTTAATGACCTTATATTTAGTGCATAAAAAAAGGGTCTCGTAATGAGACCCTTTAGTGAACTGAACTAAGTTCTTAATTACAGAATGTTAGAAACTGCTAATTTTCTGTAGTAGAAGTTTGTTCCGTCAGATGCAAGTCCGTTTGCAGGTGTAGCACCTACGAATGGATTTGATACCATACCATATCTAGTTTTGAAACCGATTTTTGGTTGGAAAGTATTTTCACCGACTGCACGAACCATTTGTAATGGAACATACGGACAGTAGAACATACCTGCATCATATGGATTACTTCCTCTATAACCTACTGTTAAGTAATCAACACCAGCATATGGGTCTATGAATACTTTAACTCTTCCGTTAAGAACACCAGCAAATGTATTACCTGTGTCATCAACATTTAAGTTAGTAGATAGAGCAGGTGCATAATCTAATACACCAGCCATTGATAGAGCAGATGCAACATCAGAAGAACATAGGATAAAGTTTCCTTTACCTCTTCTTGATTCTTTTGCGATTACATTTGATTCTCTTTCAATTTGGAATAATAATCCTTTAAACTTCTCAACAGACCATCTTCCGTTTGCATCAACATCTAAGTTAAAAGTTCCAGCAGAAGCAGTTGCAGCTGCACCTGTTTTTGCTTGGTTGTTAACTTCTCTTACAACTTCTCTGTTGATTTCTGCAAGTATTTCGGATGATAAAATGTTTGCAAGTTCTGATTCTGCATCAAGGCCGTGGATTGCTTTGAGGTCTTGTGCGAGTTCTAGAGTGTATTCAGCTTTGAGTGCTCTTGATACTGCAGTCACAGTAGCTTTCTCAATTGTAAATGACATCTCAGCAAATGAGTTAGATGCACTATCACCTAACGCTTCAGCTGTTGCAGTGGACATACCTGAAGAAGTATTAGAAACATAGTTTGAGTTGAATGGGTCTGTATTAGACGCAGTCAATGGGCCGGCTGCAGTTGGATTTGCAGCTGCAGAATAACCTGTCTCTGGCTCATTAATACCTAATGCTTCTGTTTTATCTTCTCTACCCTGAGTTGGATAATCGTTATATCTTGCTTTCATAGCAAAGATTAATCCAGTTGGGCCTGTCATTGGTTGAACACCGCAAATGTCGTATGCAACGAGATTTGGCATAG